AAAGGGGTTCCGCTTCCCTTTCCGGACATTCCATTTAAGCAGCATGGAATCAGTTTGATCTGAAACTGAAAATATCGCTCTTCACCTTTAACCAACCAGGTCTCACTATGGATTGTTTACCATATATGATTTCATCATTAAAATGACTATCCTGACCAGTGGAAAAGAACAACCGAAAGTAACATACACTCCAAAGGGTATACGTGACCACGTTATTTTCAAATGATCCTCAGTGCATCTAAACCAAGCGATAGTAACATACACTCCCGAAGGGGTATACGTGACCAGTTGCATCGTGAATCAGACCATATCTACCGCCACTTAGTAGATACCTGGATGTACATTTATACATTGTACAATGTTTAAATAAAAATATTGGGCAAACTAACAATGGGCCCTCGAAGTCCCACCAAGATAATTTGTTAATCCCTGCACATATTTAAGAAACATAACTCAAATATACACATTGCGGGTATCATGCTGCTAACTGCAGTTTAGATACCACCGAACTCAACCAAAGTCTGAATAGGAGGTCATTTCTGCTTCCTCCTATCCTCATTGTTATGAAGTTGAGTTCATTATACAGTAAAATTACTGTCTCCTCAAGTCGGACCCATACTAACTGCATGGGGCTTATTGTTAGAGGAAATTGTTTGATCGTTATAGAGTATCAGACATACCCCTAATAAGAAGCTCTTTGAATTTAGTACTGAAGCCTTTTTTTGACTCAATACTACTTTCCTTATACTTCTTTGCTATCAGAGATAATATTCTATTGATCTCTTTATCAAAGATCAATGTAACATTAGTGTTTACATTGGAAGGACCATACAGATCGATTTCGTAATCTACGAAAATCTCACCCATATTAGTATTTCCAATGGAAGTAATATCAGGGAATCCAAGAAGTAGACCCTGAATACACTGTCTGTAACTCTCAGCTGTAGCGTTTGCATTGGTATCAAATGCCACCATCCAAGTACGCTCACCGTCATATATCATATCTAGTGATTCCACTTCCTTACGGAATGGGAATATCACACAAGGTTGGATATCTTGACATGTGGAATACGAGGGTGTGACCTCCGAAGAGGCAACCAATGCACCACTATCTGAATTATAAGATAGAACCATTGAACCTACCTGAGTAGTTCCAACTCTCGTTATATATGTAAAGCGTAGTTTCCTAAAAACATACCTCTGATATAAAGCCGAGAAGTTCGCAATCCTATCGTTCAAATAGTTAGGAGCTATCGGTACATTGTTAGCACCCACAGTGGAAATACCACTGGCAAATAAATTACTATTCGCATTTGTTGTACTAACAAGGCACAGCTGCTGACGACCAACAACTCTGATTCCTGGTCCATATTCAGAATGGTTCTTGGTTATACCTGACCTAATATTAAAGTAAGTTGGATTTCTCATACTCACTTCATAAGAAGCCGCAGTACTCCCAAGAGTTACTCCCTTCTGAAAAGACGAAGAACCATTGTTGTTTTGTTTTTTTGCAGTTTTACCTGCTTTTTTATTTTTATTTCTTGCGGTTTTTGTTGACATCTTTGTCGACATGAAAATCCATACTGATTGTTTACAGTATTGGCAACCCATATTATGAATATGGTTATCATACTGACACAGACAACAATAGTTTAACCGCGATCCTTAGTGAATCATTCACCACCTACACGGATAAGTCCATATTTTATATTATAAAATATTTCATCCAAGTCCGGTTCAATAGGTGGCGAATTATTATTCCTAAGTTTATCTTCTGTTACAAAACTAGTGCATTTACCAAGAGGTGTTGGATTAACCAAAGTCTCCAGTTTCTCAATTGAAAACTCTGTATCCTTCACCATATGAGTACGGATTTTCTCCATAATACCAGAGGAATTATCAAATACAAATTCCTTAGGTTTCTCACACTCCTGATAAATTCCCTTTGCATATAAGCTCTTCATAACACGTTTACTACGATAGTAATGCTCCCTGGAATTAGAGAACATCCTACCCTTTAAGTCGGCTTTCTGACAGGAAAGACTTCCAAGCCAGTCGTCACGACAACGCTCACGTGTGAAACGATCACTGAGGTAGGTGGGTTTCAAACCACCTACATCACGTTTCCTGACATCTAAAATATCCAGACACTGCATTTCACGGGATGAGTAATAACCCATCTCGTATTTTATAGTATTTGGTATTATGCCATTACGAAGACACCACTCATTGTGCGATGCCAATGCGCGTTGGAATAAACTAACTTTCTGTTTACTACAATCAGCTCTTAAGAGACCAAGACCACCTTGTAGAATTGGTATTCTACAGTGTAGTTTCCTGTTATAAGTCTGTTTTGTTATGATCTTCCCATTCATAAGAAAAAACAGACGGGCCATACATTTCTGTATATGCCCGTCTGAATTTTCTTGTGGTGCAGTTACCATATCAAAATTAGACCATATAGGGATATCTCTCTCAGGAGCCATGCACAGAGGCAGATGATAAAGGGGAAGTTCTTTTATACGAAATCCCAAGGATTGTCCTATACGCCAAAACGCTCTACTATTTATAACAGCATAGCGTTTCGATCTATAGGATTTTCCTAGAGAAAGTGTAAAATCAAATTTCCTTGAAATCTCAATCATCCTATCAATATAATTCTTTGGAGCATAACTAAGAAAGTCATCTCCATTGACCAGGCAAGGAGGCTTGTCCTTCACGGCAGTTCTGTCACCAAAAGCAGAAGAAACCGTTACATAAACATCCTTGCTATCGCACACATAATCCCATAGACTAAGATTAAGGATACAAAGAACAGGAAAGCTCTTTATATCACCCATCATCTGTCCTGAGGTCTGTGTGATTATTTCCTTCCCAACCTTTATTTGGCGTCCAGACCATTGTTGTGATCTGAGTTGAGAAGTCTTGATAGACTCACAATTACGTAAGACACACTGGATCCATGTATTAACCCTTAGCCAATCTTTTTCGGAACTGGTAGGGCTTACGTAAGGTAGGTACTCATATATGCGGGCCATGACTGTCCACAGTCCCTTAAGATCATGTCCTGTAGGTATCTCAATATCCGGCAGTAAACCTCTCTTATAACAGAATAAATCTATTATACGGGAAGTTTCCGGTGATATACCATCAGTTGCCGACTCATAATCAGCTGAAAAATATTCAAGTTCATCGTGGTGATAACCACGAGCCTTCCAATATCTTATGCTTCTTGTTGTCAGTTTTTCGACATCATCCGAAGTGACCATACGTCCAAAGAGAAGATTCTTATCATCTTTCATTCTTTTTGCAAGACACCTTTGAATAGGTTTCCCCGCTGCCAGTTCTACACTGTTCTGGGTCGTTATCCCCCGGATCTTTAAAGGTTCAGGAAGAAAACAAGCCCGTCCAGAGAGTTCCTTAGGCGAAAAACCATACATAAAGTATGGTACAGGACACATACCTTTATAACTTTGGTTTAAAGCCATTGTTTTAAAGATATGTGGAGCCCATTCAAATAGTTGACCTGCTTGGCCAAGTTTATGCCTTTCGGCACAAGCACTAGTGGATATACATTTGTTCGAATTAAGAACAATCTCGTCAAATCCTATAGGTTTCCACTCACAGATCACTCTGTTGAGTGCCACCAAATCAACATTCGTACACGAAGTTGGTTTAATTAAGGCAGCTTTATATTTTAGGATGTACTCATCCTTAAAAGACAATGGAACTGGTATAGCACCTTTCCGAGAATTGTTCAAATTATAAGCAAATGATACCCCTTTTGCCGTTTGCCTACGAAGGCGGCGAAGCAAAAGAAGTCTGTGTTTCTTGATAAGAGGGAACACAGGTGTAACAGAACTGTTAGGGACATCCGGAAGTTTAGAACCACATGCATACGAGCTTGCACAACAATAATAGTATTTAATTACTTTTGTTGTCATGTTCTCATTATTGCATATAAGCTTTCTCAATATCCTACGATACGAGTAACCTCCAAAAAATTTATAATACAATTTTCTGTAGAAGTTAAACATAAAGTATCCAAAACAGTAGATAAAAACAACAGACTGGTTCACTTCGTAAAGTGAACCGGTTGTCTCCCTTCTTCTCAGAAGGGACTTAGAAATCTCTAAGGTTGCTGTGTCCCAATTCTGGAACACGGTTACGACTCTATCAACGTAGGCAATAAAATGTCTATCGTACTTGCTGATAAAGTGGATTGTGCGGTTTTCT